CAATATATTCTTCATACGCTATATTTCCAATATCAGTTTTGTAATATGTTTTTCCATTTTCATCTCTAGCAATTCTATCGCCTTTACCCCAAATATTCTCATATTTTGTAACCGGTATTGTTGTACCTCTGCATCTTGTATGAAATGGTGGTGCATTCAAGCCTTCTTGTTTTTCGGATACTTTAAATCTTTTTCCATCCATTGCCGAACAAGTTTCGCATGTGACATTATCTAGGGTTTCAATCACATCATATTCTTCAATTCCAAATTCTTTATACATATCCGTGTTAGCTTTTCCAATTATGAACGTTGTTTCTGTTTGAATTAAGTTAATGGCTCTATTTCTACTGATTTTCGTAGCTTTCATAAGCCTATTTACCATATCATCAGAACTACCACCAGTAATCATTCCTTGAGTAATAATTTTATTAAGATTACTTATCAAATTAATTTTATCGTCATACATTCTGCCTGCAAAATTTTTATTATCAAGCCATTTTGTATATACTGCATTTTCAATAGCTTTATCGTTTAATTTAGCAAAATTAACGCCTATTCCAGTACCTTTTTCCAATTCATACGCTGTTCTGTAATAGGTATCAGAATAAGCGTCTTGTAAATGTGATTTTGTAATAATCAATTGCTCATGTTTTAATTCTTTTACTTTATTGCTTATTTCATATCTTAATGCATCATATCTACTTATTCTACTTCTTAAATATTCCTCGTTTAGCTCTTTAGTCCATTTATCATCTTGATTATTCTGAGCTTTATCTATAAATTCATCTAATGACATTCTAAATTTGTTTACCTCTGATGATGATAATATTTTTTTACTTTCTGCTAAAGATATATCATTTTCTTTTGCATATCTTGCATAATATAAATTGATTCGCTCTTCAATGTATTTATCTGCTCTTTGATAAGCTTTTATCAATTCTTTTTCTGCTTCATCCGCTTTGTCATATTGTAATTTTGCTATTTCATCAATCCTCTTCTGCCAATATTGACTATTTTTCATCAGTATCACTATCCTTATTTACTTCATTATTAGTTTTGTTTAAATTAGAATAATCACTATTTGCTTGCTCTTCAAAATTGTTTTCCTTTTTTATTCGTTCTTTTTCTGCTTCCAAATCAGTAACTAATGGATGATTAGCTAACTGTGTTTCTCTAGAAATAATTCCTTCCGAGTTCTTAATATTAGTAATTCTAGCTGTATCGTCTGTAATCATACTTTTATTAAATATAAATTCTACTTCTTTATCTGAATAGTCCTTAGAATTTATTAAACTTTGATATGTATTAAAAAAGAACATAAAATATTCAAGACTACTTTGATATTCGCTTTCAATATTGCTACAATCTAGGTCCAAATCATTATACAATTGTTGTAAGGCAATACCACTTTGTTGGTTCCCAAATTTATCACTTTCAGTATCTACGCCACCACCGATATCATATATATCTTTTCTTAGTTGTTCTATTGCAGTTTTAAAAGCTTCGATATCTATTGTGCCTTGTTTAAAATCATATTCTCCATTTTCATCTAGAAAAATAGTCTTAAATGTTTGTAGATTTTTTTGAAATTTTTCAACCTCTTCTGAATAACCTTTCACAGTATGTATTCCATCAACATTATCTTTCAATTTATCTGATACAGCCGATTTCAAATTTTCAACTTCATCTACAAGAGTTTTAATCAAGTGTATTAAAGGTTGTTCTTCTGAATTATATTTCCAATATATAAAAGGTATTTTATTCCACGTCTTTAATGTTTTATTAATTTTAAAATATGCAAATACTGGATTTTCAAATTCATCAGTTTTTATTTGTAATTCTTTATTCTCTTCTATTTTCTGTATATCTGGTACTAAATGTTCTCCGTCTCTAACAAAAAATCGAATACCATTTAAATCATGATATTCTACTTTTTCAATTGTTTTTTTACCTTTATTTTTAGTATAATTAGTTACAAAGTATCTAACTATTATCGCTGCCAAATTCTCGTGTTCTCTATCTTCCCAAATAGGAATTATTTCAGTAGCATATCTTAGTTTTGCATTAAGTTCAAAATCATCATCAATGAATATATACCACCAGGCAATACCTTTTACTATTGACTGATTTAAAGTGTTTTTCATTAATTTATGCTTTTTATTATTAAAAAATTTATTTAAGTTTGTCATATATTTTTTGTCAGTATTTTGTTCGTCTTGCTTTTCTTTTAGTGTCATCTTTTTCTTTAATAAATATCCTGTTTTTTGTTTTTTAAGTTTTACTACAATTGGATACTTAATTTTCGTGTTAGAAAAATATATTGCTTCTCTTTCGTTTCCCTTTTCATCAATATATGTTCTACGTTTATTCTTTATATCAGATTCATTGTTGTCGTATCTTTCTCCAATTTCCATAGCTTTATAATTCGGTGAATCTATAAATTCTTTTATTTGAATATCAATAAATTCAGCTAACGTTAAAGAATTTTCAGCACCTTTTTTTATAATATAATTTATTTTTTCCATTTCTGTTATCATTCTAACTCACACCTTCTTTATTTTGATAAAAATACACGCCTTTCCTTTTTATTGGGAATAACGTATTCAATAAATATCTTAACGCATCCAATGCGTGGTCATTTACTTTTACTGGCTCATCTTTTCCATGTTCTTGAGCTTTTTTATCCCAAATATAACTAAAAAATTCTTTAATTATATTAGGACACCTTTCAGCAACAATGTGTATTCTTACTTCGTCCAACCAATTTAAAACAACATTTATTCCATTAATTACATCGTTATCAGCTTCTTTAACTCTAATATTATTTTGTTTAAATAAATTTATTAAAGATGTTGCGGATGGATCTATAATTGTTTTTCTTATTTCATACCCTTTTACAAACTCTTTATAATCTTTTAAAAATAATGCATCTGTTTTAGTAATCTTGTCTCCATTTTTACTTCCCACGTTGTAATATTCATCTAAAATATAAACATGAGCCTTAGAATTTATATATTTAATTCCACATAGCAAAAATACTTGCGGATTTGTAATACCATAGTCACTTGTAATATAATACGCATCCATTTTATCTGGAACATTCGACTTTTTAATTGTATGTATTTCTTTTTTAAAGTTAGGATATATAACACCTTCTGCAGAAACCCATAATCCCAATATATATCTTTGAAAAAATACTCCAACAAACATACTTCTATATCTAGCTTTTACTTCTTCATCAAGACTTAAATTGTCGTCCATAGTAAAGTGAAGATATATAATATTTTTAATTTTATTTTCTTTTTCTAATTTTTCTCTATCCTGTGCTGATATATTGCATGCACATTTGTCTATCCAATTTACTTTAAACCAATGCATCGGACCTTCCGGATTACAGTTAAACCAATATTTTGAACCTTTAACTGAACAACGTGCCGTTGCCTGATTGACAAAACTTTCAGGCATCAATGCTACTTCGTCAAGAAATACGCCTGCAGCAGTAATACCTTGCACCAAATCTTGACTACGTTCATCTTTACCACCAAAAATATAAAAATAATTAATAACTTCACCTTTTGTAATTTCTATTAAATTATCTGAACGTCTATCTTTTATTTTATATCCTTGTGCCTTTAGCATTAATTTCAACCAAAAAAGCACATTCCTTCGGAATGCACTAATTGTTTTACCTGCCATTATAAAATTTTGACCATTAAATTTTGTCATAGCCCACAGTACAAAAGATAATGACATACTTACAGTTTTCCCACTTCTTATTGCACCATCAGCTATTATTCCATCTTGGTCCTTCATTGGACTTTCGTCTGTCCACCAAGTTAATACCTTTAATTGCTTTTTACTAAATTCTTTAAATTTAAATACTGTTCCATTTTTTATTCGTTCTCTTAATTTAATTGCATTTAGCATAATCTTATTTCTAAGATCTTCTATTCGTCGAGATATGGTTAAATTACTTTTAAAATTAATCATTTTCCCACACCTCTTTCGCTTTTATATTCAAAGCTTCTATTAAGTTATTACTATCTTTATTATCATTTGTATGATCCGGCGGCTCATCTGCAGCAACTTCTCTTTCCAATCGCAACAAGTCTAATTCAAATTTGTTTTCATCCATTTCTATTTTATGATATGTATCTAAACATCTACGTTTAGATTCTTGTACTTTTGTAAGTGCTTCTTCCAATCTTAGTATTTTATCTGCTACTGCTTCTATTTCTACAATTGTTTCCTCTTCATCATCATCAAAGTCTCCTCGTCCTCTTTGTTTTCTTAATGTTCTCCTTTTTGTACTTTCAAATTTATTACCTTTAGAACCTTTCTTTATTTCTTCTATTCTTAAAATAATTCTATGTTCTCTGACAGTATACGCTTTTAATTCATTCAAAATCATTGTTTTTTTATCTTGCTTATCTATCAATTCTATTAGTTGCTTTTCTTCTTCTGTTAGATTATTCCCAAATATATTAATTGTTTCATGTTCTCCTGTGACTAATGCATTTTTTGAGCCTAGAGGAGGTCCAGTTCCGCCTTTATTTCCAACTGCATTTTTATTCCCTTTATGTGATAAACTTTTGGCTTTATTATTGTCTCTTTTCCATTTATGAACCTTTTTTAAATTTTTAAACTCATTTTCTGTAATGTTAAATTTAAGGCATATATCTTTTATCTTTTTATACGCCATATATTCTTTTTTTATCTTATTTATAATCTTATTATCATTTATCACATAAATCACCACCAACCTTTTTATTATTATAATTTAACCATTATC